ATAGTGATGCATCAACTACTAGCGAAGAAATTATACCAATTAGTGATGAATCTGCATCACTTGAATAAATGAAGGAGGTTGCTAAATAATGTCAAAACTTTATTGGATGAATCAAGTCATTGCATCAGATAACGCAGAATACATAGAGTTTATTCCAGGTAGTAATACTGGATTAGTTTCTACAAAGACAGGTCCTGCTATCAGAGAAGTTGCAGTTAAAGCGAAAGGTTCACAATCTGATATTTCAGCGCTTCAAGTAAGAACTAGCACAATTGAAACGAATGTAGCGAATGTAACTAATAGAGTAGGTACGCTTGAAAACGAATTCACAGCTAATGGAACTCGTCTTTACATGGACTATAAGAATGGAAAATACGGTTACAATCTTTCTGCCAATCGAGGTGCTGATACATTCTTCCCTTTTAGTCTTCCTCCAACAATGGTGACATTGACATCTGGTACATGGTACTTTAATCACGATGATGAACCTCCAGTTCAGCCTATAATCTACACCACAACCAAGAAGTATCGTTATATTTATGTATTTTTTCATGCTAGAACGTATATGAATGTGTGGGCTGAGGCTGTTGGCGGAGGAACTCTTATCTACAATTATGTATATTACTATGGCGTACACACACTTCAGATGTTCCAAGATGTGCCTGCAGGAACATATTTACAAGGACATTCAAGTGGTAGTGCTGAGGACAAAGCTGACATAGGCGGTATAGTATGGGGAATAGAAGATTAAGCTATGAACAAGGACCTATATCATATGATATAGGTCTTATTTTTTTTGTTAAAAAGTATAAACAGCTTGTCCACAGTCATATACAGGAAGCCAACCATTGGCAAGCATCAGCTCTTCATTAGAAGTACCCTTTCCGAAATTAGTACTGAATAACTGATCATATCCTCTGCTTCTCAACAGGTTAGCTGTTATCTTGCGGCTATTCTTAGACCATACCTCCTGAGGTTCCGTAAAATGACTGAAATGCATCCCTATTTTTTCATATACGTCACCATTGAACTTAGCTAGATCACAGTAAGATATAATATTCTCTACTCCAAGCTTCTTTGTAGCAAAGCTAAATAGCTTGGAAGCACCACCTGTAACATTGACATCTTTTCTTGTACATAATCTAAGCAACTCTGCATAATATTTCTTATTGTATCGAGGCTTTCCGAAAGTCATAACTTCAACTACTTCGTTTTCGTAGACGAGCCCTAGGCATAGATCTTGACCTCTTACGGTACCTTGTAAGTGATTTTCTTTCAAGAACTTATCTGTTATTGCAGGTTGCAGTTTGTATATCTTGCATTGTCTTGCATATATCTTGCGCCTAGGCGTAACAAGTGAAATAATGCTGTCCCAATCATCCCAGTCAAAAACATGTATACATCTGTAACCAGCTTCTTTTGCTGCTGCTGATTTCTCCTTATGATAATCTGGATCAATACCTTGATCTGTCCACAAGTTACCTATTGTATTGTGAGTATATGTAGGATCTATTTCGATAAGTACTTTTTGGTCGGGTATGCAGATATCATATCTATATCTTCCGATACCTGTGAATTCAAATACACCTTCAACTCCTGCTTCATTCAATCTAGTCATGAAAGTTCTATTTATATTAGAAACTGTATGTGTTTCTGAAATATTACGCTGAAGATAGATCCCATAGTTCTCTCCGTACTTTTCGGTCATTACATCTTTGATTTTTTGCTGAATTTCAGGACTCTTAGATGGATTATCTACACCCCAGTTCTTCAACGAAGTTTCTTTCATTTTTGCATCCATTTCAGCTGTCCAATATTCGCCGTTGTTCAATAGTCGAGTTGCTTTCATCTTATCATTGATGTCTTTATTTTGCATAACATTGTACGTTCCATAGCGTAAAAAATTAGTATTAGACGCTTTTGAACGTAACTCCTCACTCTGCATCGGATTAGCTACTCCATATTTCTCTAAACATGTTTGAGCAACTTTCTGACTAAGTATAACACTCTGCAAAGTGGTGCGTCCTCCATATCTCTCAATCATAGTTTCTTCGCTCTTCTCTCTGATCTCTTTACTACCTAGAGCCCAATCTGTACCGAACTTCTCTCTGTTAGTTTTAATAGCACGTTCTCGTATCTCTTGAGACTGAAGAGGGGATTCAACTCCGTATTTATCTAGCATCGCTTGCTTATGATGAGCTTGAACCTCCTTAGATTGCATCGGATGCTCAACTCCATATTTCTCTAGATTACTACGTTTGGTCAATATCTTCCTACATTCTCTGGAGCATGGTTGAACTGCAGACCGTGTATTCCATATCATGTCTTTGCCACATACAGGGCACTTGACAAAATGATCCTTCGGACATATCCTAGAAGAAGGCTTTTCAGGCAGAAATAATTCTCCACAAATAGCACACTTCTTCTGAATGGTAGGTATTCCCCTCATGTAGATTCTCCTTTCAAAGTTGTTGTGAATTCTGAACCTTCATTATTTAATATAATAAATTATAGTACCTTCTATAGTTTTCGTCAACTAGAAAATTTGACAGTGTAGATAACTAATCACATGAGAGGATTAGAATAAATTAAAGGAGGATTTAATAATTATGTTTAAGCCCTTGGAAATGGGGACGAACCATATGTTCGGGGTGGACACCTACGTCCCATTAACTACAAACAACTTTGAAATCCGTGTTTACAATCTTGATGGAACTTCACCAACAGAAAATGCAGATCTCTTAACACTTACAACAAACGAAATCGGAGAGATCCAGCAGGAGCAAGATTCAATCGTAGTTCATTATGGAAATGGTCTTATCAAGTTCCCTTCAAAAGTATCATTCCAGGATGTCGATTGGACTCTTAACTGCTACTGCAGTCCTAATGTTGCAGATGCTCTTCAGGATTGGTCAAATATGGTTTACAATCCAGAAAATGAGAGAATGGGATTACCTAGTGAGTACATGAGAAATGTTTACTTTATTAGGTATGACGGACAAGGAAACGCTAGACAGGTACTTAAGGCTCCTGGTGTATGGATCAAGGGACTTAAGTTTGGCGCTATGAATCAGGAAGGCGGTGCAGTTGTTCAGGTATCTTGCACATTAGTTATTTCTAAGATAATCTACATGAATCCTGATACTATGTGATTGATTGCAGCAAAGGAGGATTAGATAATGAATTATTATCCATGTAATTCAGGTCGAAGCAGCAGTCAGTTTACAGGTACATTGGAGGAGTGGAATGCTTTAACTGATCAGCAAAAGGCCTTGTATGATGGAGGCGATTGGACTAATGATTTCAACGGTAGCCCTGTTGATTCTGCTATGTCAGCTTCTTCCGAAAGGCCGCTTCAGAATAAGGTCATCACTCAAGAATTTAACAAAGTGTATAAGTCAACTGATAGTGCCGATACAACAATCGATAGTGCTGACTACATTCCATTTTATGATGTTTCTACAAGTACTATGAAGAAGATCACTGTTAGCGATGCTGATTTCGGACAATACACTATAGATTCTGTTCCTACTCAAGGTAGCACTAATCTTGTATATAGTGGTGGAGTTTACACAGGTCTTTCCGCTAAAGCTAATTCTGCTGATTTAGGGACAGCAGCCTATAAGAACAGCACCAACGCAATAACACAAGGTAGTACAGACCTTGCAGAAAGTGGAGCAGTTTATACAGCTATACAAAATAAGGTCTTGTATTTCACAGGAATCGCTTGTGCAGCAACAACAGGAAATTTTGCAACCTATTCAAACGCGGCAATTACTGCAAATCATGTTGTATGTGAATGTGTTTTTGCAAATCAGCGTGCAATTGACACTGATGTTACATGGACGACAGCGGCCGGAAGTGTGACACTGAATGGTACTTGTAGTGTAGCAACAACAGTAAGTTTAGTACTTGTTAAGAAAGATAACTAAGGAGGATTAAGATATGTCAGCAGTGTTTGAAGAAAAATGGTTCTTAAGCCAAGTTAAAAGAAACTCAGAAGATGGCGCGTACACAAAGGGTGTAGTTGTTCATGATTCTAAGGAAGATGCACTCAATGGATTTCATGCTTATTTTGGTGCTTACGGCTATGGTAAAGATAAAACTTGTGATTATGTCGCTTGTTTTGTATCTGATATAAGCGGAGCAATTATCAAGAGTGAGGTTGATGATCGTATCGAAAGATCTGAGCCTGAGGAGGGCTAACCCATGATAAACGCTAGGAAAATTGGGGGGGTACTACTCTCCACGGCTTCCGAAAGGGGGTCAGAGGTGGGATAACACTTCCGAGATAGGAGGTGTTATAAATGGCTAGTGGTGTAATAAATAGTGGTGAATTAACAAAATATGACCGATTAACTATAGCTAATGTGGCATTTAATACAGCAAATACTGAAGTTAATGTTGTAAAAGGTCAGCATCTTATTAATTTTAATTGCTCAGCTATTTATCCAATTTCTACAATACCAACTAATGGTTCTTTGAAGGTTTTTAGTATAACGAATCTATCGCAATCGGAACTAGCAAAGATTTCGTATAAAACAATTCCATTGGTTATTATGACTTCTGCATCTGTTGTAGTAGGAACAGCCGTTGGATTGGTATGGACAGATGGTTCATTTTACATTTGTACAAACAATAGAGCAGTTAATGTTGGTGAAAAAGTTGTTGGTGAATCAACTTTTTGGATTTAAACTAGCCATTTTCCACCAAGTATTAAATGGCAACGGGAGCAATTAAAAAGCCAGATTTATCAGTAGAAATAACAGCACCAAGTTATTATGATGGCGCAATCGTTTTTAGAAAATATGACAAACTAGTAACATGCGATATAAATCATTGGAATTGCATCCAA